CTGTCAATCCTGAAAGATCAGTATTTGGACCTTCAAAATAAACGATTGCTGTAGCTGCATCAGCATAAGCTGCCTTAACGAAACCATGAGCATCACGACCATTTGAATTGTCCGCAAGTCTAACCTTTGGAGTACCTAAACTATCAAAGATATTAACATAATCTCCTGCTGCTAAACCTGAAACATCTTCAACCACGATAGATGAAACATCTGGTCCAACACCTACTGGAAGAACTGTTGCATCAATCTTTCCTGTTGAATCGAGAGCTATAATGTCTCCATCATTTGCTGCCCCTGCACTTGTTACTACTGCTTGGATTGCTGTTAGCTTTCCAGCTACGTATCTCATAAAACTTTTTGCTGCCATGATTATCTCCTTATAATATTATTGGCTTCTCAATATTTAAAAAAATTGCCCCACTTCCTAGGCTATAACCTATAGTGGTACTATGTATCCCTATTGCAGTAGGAGCTATGTTAGATATACTCCCACCAGTTGTTAAAAATAGTATATCATTAACTGGATAACTAAAAAAGGGATCAGATAGTTTTCCGAATAATAATATNTCTACTGGATTACCTGCGGCTACTGCATTGAGAGTTATTCCCAAAACAGTAGCATTTGAGTAAGCCAAATTGTTGTTTGCAAAATCTACGTTAGTGTCAGACGTAGCCATTACGAATGTTAAAGCACTCATACTACTATCCGCTATCTTAGAGTCTATCAGTCGTTTGGCATTATCTACACTAGTAGGTACTACTTGTCCTGCCTGTGCCATTAATTACCTCACTTAAATAAAGACCCTATTCCTATAANAACTACTGTTATTANACCGCTTATAATTGTAGCAATNCNAGCGTTTTTGATCTCTAACTTTCTAACTCTATCGTCAATCTTGTCTACTTTTTCAATTATGTAGTCTAGTTTAAAATCCGACATAATATATCCTATATATTATATCTAGCGTCTGAACCTTTTACACATAGTGAAAAATCAGCATCTAAAGCTATACCTGCTAAGTCAGTAGTTTGGACTGTAATTCTGTCTTTTGCTACTGCTACTACTTGTAATGCAGAGTTTGCTAGTTTTCATTGAGTGTCCTGCTAACATACAAGGTCTAGCGAAAGGACGTTTGAAGATAATTGTATAACTTCCTGCGCCTAGGTCTAGAATAGGTTTAATTTGAAATTCGTCAAAATCTGAAGCTACAGGAGTTACTGCTGTTCCAGATACTGAGAAATTCAATTCTCTCTATTTTTAATTGTGCTGATTTTATTGATCTTTTTGCTTCTAAAGACATAAAGTCCTCCTGTTGTAACCCTACCGAGGGTAATTATAGTAAAATAGGGGCAGCATCCATGCCACCCCTATAAGTAATCTTAGACGGCTAGTCCAGATAAAACTCCATGGGCAGTTGGAGTTATGAAATTTTCGTAATACCCACCATATCTTGCAGAATAGCTATCAGACGATGCTTCTCTTAAAAATACAGTACCGTCATCATCAAACCAACCAAAGTCTGGTCTCATGTGACATTCAATGTAGTTATCATTTAGAAAATAAATTCTATCATCTTCACAAAATCTATCAGTAAAGATGCCGATTGGACCTCTTGTAGACATGAACTCAATACCAGAGAAACTTAAGTTACCCTTAATGTTTCTGTTAGGTAGTTGGTAACGCTTATGGTCTTCTAAAAGAGCAAGAATGTTACGGAATTGAGCATAAGATACCATAATCATGTTTGGAGCTGTACCGAATTTCTTCTCTACATCTAACATAACTTGGTTCATAAGGTCGATTGTAATACCTGAACCAGCAGCAGATACTTGATGAGCTTGCCATCGTCTTTGTACAGCAATTCCATATAAAGAACCAGAAGTTGCATCAAGAACACCTTTAAGACCGATTGGATCAGCATTATAAGAACCTTGCATTGCAAGTTGGTCAGTAGCTAGAGCTGGACCTACACCTGCTAGAATAGCAAGTCTTGCAGAAGAACCTACCAAACTAACTGATTTAGCAGCAACGTCTACAGCTACAACTTCTAAAAGAGTAGCTTCTGGAGTACCGTTCTCAACCATGTTTACGAAGTCTTTTTCTTCAAAGTTAGCTTCTTTCCAGTCAGCACCGATATACATAATATATGGAGAGGCAATAGAACCAGCACCAGTTACGTTAGTAGCTGCATCACCAGAACCAAGAACACCTGAACCATCACCAAAAAGGATTCTTGAACAGTTTCTCATATAAGATTCAACAGTCTTTTTAACTGTTTCTTTTGTAGCTTGAACAAAGGCACCAGCNTTGTTAGCTGAGGCTTTGATCGANTCTCTTTCAATTTGACAAGTTGCATATACTCTTTTAGAAGTAATTNNAGCACCTTCATATTGACCAGCGTTAGCTGTAGGTAAAGAACCTGAACCAACACCACCACTGAAAGAAAGAGGTGTACTTACAAATCGTTGCTTACCAGTAAAATCTTTTCTTTTCTTGATTCGACCATGAAGTACGTTTGCACTGTTAAACATATTTTCAGACTTTTTATAGTAGTTAATCTTAAAAAGATTCGTCTGGTCTACTAAATTAAATTCAGCCATTTTAAAACTCCTTTTATTTAGCTTGCGTAATTATCGTAATCATCGAAACTTTCAACATGGTCTTCTCCCATATCCTTATATTTCTTTGCCGAGTTAGTTACGACCTTTTTTGCTCCTTTCGAGCTTCTTTTAGTCAATGATTCTAATTCCTTAGAGTCACCAAACTCTTCCTCTAACATTGCTTTTGCTTCTTTTTTAGTGATAACACCTTTTTTCAAGTCTACAGCAATATCAGTTATTAAATTGTTAATTCCCTTAGGACTAATAGAATCTTTGTACTCTAACACTATTTCTTCAGAAGTTTCCATGTGCGGCTTTAAAGCAGCCCAATTTACTACTTCTTCTGGAGTAATGTTTTCGTACCCAAGTCTATCAAGTTCTTCATGGGCATCAACAAAACTATCTTCGCTGACATCTTGAGCTTCCCTCAGCATATCTACCTTTTCTCGAAGCTGGTTTTGTTCCAGCTCTTGCCGAGAAGTAGCCATTGAGGACTCTTGGCGTCTTTTAAGATCTGAAAGTTCTTGGTTTTTCCAGTAAAGATCTCTCTCTACATCGTCCATGTCTTGAAGTGATTCAACTTCTTCAAGCATAGTCTCCATTACTTTCTTTTTAAATGATACAGTATCTCTGCCAGTCGTGTCAAGTAGATATTCTAGAGCATCCATAGGATTAGACTTATCATCTTCTAATATTCCGACTATTTTATTTATATGTCCTTTTAGAAAGTCAACTTCTCCCTCTAATTGAGTAGCTTTTTGTGTAACTTCCTTCTTTTCTTCTCCTAATTTGGAGTATTCTTGATCCCAATTCTTCTTACCAGAGTAATTGTTCATCAATTCTTGGACTGTGACTTTCTCTTTCTTTCCTTTAATTCTAACAGCAACTTCTGCTTCAACAGGTATACCGAATTCATCTTCTCCGACTTTTCCTTTAATCTCTTTTCGTTTTTCTGGTTTTCCTTCTGTTTCTGTTTCTGAATTTTTTTCTTGTTCTTTCTCTTTTCCTTCATCTTCTTCTTTCTCTTCTTTGTCATCGGAGTCTTTATCTCCTTCCTTTTTTTCGTCCTTCTCTTCGGATTTACTCTCAACATCTTTGTCATCCTGATCTTTAAGAAGATTAACTTGACTATCTTTGTCTATTTTATCCTCTTTGACCTCTTCTTTTTCTTCTTTATCCTCTGATGTAGCCTCTACTGCAACAGGATTATCGAAAGTATCCAAACCTTCTCCACCTTCAGTTTGTGTTGCGTTAGTACTTGGTACTTCTAAAACCTCTGCATCATCGAATGATTCTACTTTTTCTCCCATACTGCCCTCCTATGGTATTATTNTTGTTTTTCTTGTGTATTTTTTACAAGATTTTCAGAGTTACTAAAGTCTGGCCCTGCCATTCCTGCTCCAGCTTGAGGTTGAGCCATTTGGCCGCCCATTGGCATTGGTGGCATTAAAGGAACCTCAAAAAAGACTGGAAAATTGTCTAATTCTGCTAATTGCATAGCAAATTTAGGGTTTTTCTTAGATCTAGCATACATTAGGAACTCCATTTTCTTAACATGGTCTTCCATTTTCATTTGTATTGAAGGATCTACTTTATTTTTAAAGCTAAATTCTTGAAGAGCTCTCATAAAAATCTTATAATGTACCATTAGATTATCATAAGCTTTAGGCTCTGCTACTTCTCTTCCCTCTAACATTCTCTGAAGGGAAGTTTTTGCCGCTGTTACCGCTACTGTAGCCTCATCCTTAAATGAATCTTCCATACCTAAATCTAGAAGCTGGATTATCTCCTCTTTTCTAAATATAGGATCTGTTTGTGTTGCTGTATTTAAATCAATAATAGCCGAGATCTTACCTGTTTTAGTATCTGGAAGTGATGGAGAGTTTTGAAGCTGAACATCATAAATTTCATCGAAGTTAGCTCCTTCAATAGACTCTATAAGATATTCGTTGTTTTCACCCAATATATTAGCTACTCTTCCATCTTCTTCATCGTAATATTGTCCCATTAGGGATAACATTTGCTTGTAGACCTTAAGAATCCCCCTTTTCCTCTTCCTTTCTTGGACAATAGTACGTTGATACTCTTGTTCATCCAAGAATCTTAAAGCAGAGTTAGCTGTAATCCCAGTAGGAACTTCTCCTCTACTGATATCATAAACTCCTGATAATTGGGAAATATGTTTTTGTAATCTATCCTGTACCTCAAACGCTTGAGAGGAGGTAGGAGTAGATTTTACTAATTGTGGAGCTACAGGCCCTTTAAATTCTACTATTGTGAATTCATTGTTTAAATCATGAATATCACAAGCACCTTTTGGCATCATCCATTTAGGAGCAGAACCTATAGAGTAATCTCTAGCAATGGCAGATTGTATATTATTATACATTCTTTGCATTTGTTCTATTAGATAGAAGAAAGATCTTCCCCAAAATTCCCCATAAACATCAATATCTGTATCTGGTATTACTGGTAACTCTCCATGATCATAAGGAAGCTCAGTCCATTCAAGAATAACATCATCAGTATGGATAATTTTAGCTCCTTCTGGGAGATACTTTGTTTTTCTATGGTATAGAGTACGTACCATAACAAGATCAGATGGTTTAGATAGATCAGAAGTCTCAAAATTATAATAGTTCCTCCTGTTCTCCTTAATATCTTTAGCTTTTTTAGGGTAGTCTGCTTTTAGTTTGTCTATATGAATCCAGTCTAGCTTAAAAATAAAGTCGATATCAGACCAATTTTCTTTACCTAGTTCTACAAACACCCTATCTGGGCCTAAAACTTGGATATCAACGTCACCTAAGTGTATTGGATCCTTTATAAATTTTCCTGTCTTTTTCCCTTCTTTAACCTCAGGAATTTCTTTGCCATATTTTTCCTTCATTTTCTTATACTTAGGAGAAATAGGCCCAGAATTATCATTCCATTCAATAAACCTAAAAGAATGACCAAATAACAGCTTTATTCTATCAGATTTTTGCTGTAATTGCTCAAAATCAATAGCCTCTTTTCTTGTATCAAGTAGC